ATAAATCTCTATCGCCTTTTCATCTATCTCTATGATAGCAATATCTTGTGATATCTCTTTTTCTTGTGATTGAAATAATAAGTCAAATGATTTTAGTCTTAATATTTCTTTTACTTGTGGGTCTTGTAAACCAATCCAAGTAAGGGTAAATAAGGTAACAAAAGCAAATGTCCAATGAGTTAATATTTTTCTAATCAAAACCATCTCCAAGGCAGTATTGAATAACCTAATAGATTAAAGTACATTTCAATTAGATACATGAATACTACAAAGAAAGTTGTTTTAAATATAAATCTGTATGGTTGAGGTAGACCATTTTGCCATCTATTAAATCCACTACCTTGTACCTTTTCTTCCATATTAGTTTTCTGCCATATTATGTTTGCCCACCAATTAGCAGATAATAAGTTTGACAACATCTTAAATGGCCATAATAATATTACTAATATTTTTCTCATTAATTACCTTGCGTTGTTGATAGTGTACAACCTGCTTGAACGCCACAAGTCATATCTACATTATAATCTTGGTCAGTAGAACCTTGTTGTAGTAAGTCAAAGTCAGTAGAATAACCGTCTAACTCTACACGAGCCGCATGGTCACCTGATCCTGTCTGCGATATATCAACATCATGAGCATAGTTACCTGTATCTAAACTTAAATCTAGATAATGTTCACCTGTTCCTGATTGGTTTATATCTACTGTATTATTGTTATTATTTATGTCTAAAAACAATGTCTTATCTCCATCATTTAATTGTTGTAAGTTTAGAATATTTTGACTACTATCTAAATCTAAACTCATAAAATGTTCAGATGTTGCTGTACCATCATTTCTTTGCGATAAGTTTGTTGTGTTTGTAGAACCATCAATGTCTAACCATATTCTGTGGTCGCCTGTGTCAGTAGCATAATCACCTTGTGATATACTAACTGTATTTGTATTACCTGTTATGTCTAATGCGATACCATTGTTAGCACTATTACCATTTGTTGTTACATTACCTTGGTCAACATTAAGTGTATTATTATTTCCTGTAATTGTGGCATCACTGGACCAGTCTGTGCCTATAAGAAAATTGTTTTCACCTGTCTGTTCAATATTAATTGTATTACTATCACCATCAACATTTAATTTGACACCATTACCTGTTGCTGTTTTAGCAGTATTTACAGTTGATGTTTGAGTACTTGTTGGTGTGATATTAGTTACTGTCAAAAAGTTTTCGTATGTGTCTGATATTAAGTTAGCCATCTTTGCTTTATCAAAAGAACTTTCAAATTGATTTATGTCAAAAGTTATGTAAGCTGCACCTGTATAACCACTTGGTAGTTGATTACCTGACCAACGCATCCATACAACTTGACCACTACCATTTTTTGCAACCCATGTACCATCACCTGTAAAATATGTACCATAAGGATATACTGCAACATCATTACCATAATCACTATCTGTTATGTCTGTATTTGTAGTTGTAATTGTGTTTGAGTTGGTATTGTTTGTACAATTCATGGCACAACCAGTTGTATTACCAACAAGTCCTACTGTGCCACCTAATTTGTTTTCTATAAAGGCTTCAATAGTCTGGTTGTTATTACTAAAGTTTTGATTGTTCTCACCTACTAATACTAAAACACCACCTGCCTGTACAAATGCTTGATATCTGTCTTTACCATTACTGCCTATACTATTATTATATTTCATATCCCAAACTACATCATAACTATTAATTAAGTTTTCATCTACTGTACCTGTCGTAGATAAGGTAACTGTATAACCATCTGCCTCTAATTGTGCTTTTACATTTGTATGTGCGTCTGCATAATTAGAGTGATATATTAATGCTGTCTTACTAGCAAATGCTGGTGTGCAAAAAAACAATACCAATAAAAAACTAATTAATTTGCTGTATCGTAATAGCATTTTCTATACCTCCTAATTCAAAATCATATTGTTCAAACTCACTTTGTATTATGTTCAATACATATCCATACTCTTTATCTAATCTTAATTCAATATATGAACCACTTGCGTCCTCTCTTGCCCAAACCCATTGTGGATCTTCATCTAATATTATAACACCAGTTTCAGGATTCTTACCTAGTAATATACCATCTACTGAGGANCTTTTATCAAACTCTGACCTCATCGCCTTTGCTAATTCTTTGTTGATTTGTTCTAGAATATCTGCTAAAAAGTTTTGTTCTAAAAAATCTATATCAAGTCCTGTNGCAAATTGACTNTCATCTTCTTCTAGATAATCAACTTCTAAATCATCAAATTGTAGAAAGTCAATATCTAAAGCGTCTGCAACTTCATTTAATCCTTCTTCTTTTTGCATTTTTTCTATCTCAGCAGGTTTAGATATAATCAATAAGTTGCCAATCATTTCTTCATCTAAATCTAAAATTACAGGTGTCAATGGTCTACTTGCAATTGTATCAACTACTGTAGCCTGAAATGCTTGATTTAATATAACTTGACCTGCGTCTGATTCTACACTAATCTCACCAACAAAACAATTGCCATTTGTATCACAACTTGGTAATAATATAATTGTTGATGAACCTACTTCATCTATGGTCATTGTAAAATCTGTACCACGAACAGCAATCGTTGCTGTCGGTGTTGTTATCTTTACATTTGTTGCTGAGTTTTTTGCAATCTGTCCTGAAGCATATCGTACTGTGCCAAGACTTGCTTTAAGAGATAGTTTACCTGTTTTAGTATTAGGGTCATAAACAAATTCATCTATGATAAGTTTACTATGTTGAGTAACATCAACTCTAGTATCATCAATAAACTCAATGCCAACCTTACCGTTACCTGTTTTTACAGTATCATAGGAAAGAATATCTAGTTCTTTCTCAACTACAATACCCTTTTCACCATTTTTTCTGTCTATGACAGAATTACCTTCGTGTAGTTTTACCTCACCAATAGAAGCAAAACTACTTTTTAGGGGTAAAAATGTAAGGGTTAAGGCTATGCATCCAATTATAAAACTTGTAAGCCGCATAAACTATCATTCCTGTATATAGTATAAATGTTAATGTTCCTAAATCCATATTAGTCTCTCTGAATTATATCAATATTGTGGTTATCACCACTTGTTGTTAAAGTAATCATGTTGTCATATACACCAGATTGTGTAATATCAACATCTGCAATTGAACCTGTATGAGTGTGTATTAGTGTATGACCTATACTATCACCATTACCGTCAATGTCAATTAGATAATTGTTTGTGTCGCCGTTAACATTTAAAGTCATAATGACACTTGTACCGTCTATTGTTGCTGCTATGACATTACTATCTGAGCCTGAAGCACCAGTTATACCAATTGTAGCACCAGTAGCGTCTGCTGTTTCACCAACATCAATATCTAGGTCGTTTGAAGAACCTACCCAAATAATTGAAGCAGTAACCGTAGCACATGAGCTGACTGTTCCTGCACTATCACAATTGAAATCAATGTTGTTACTATTACCAGTTGTACTCAAAGTACCTGTATAGTTAGCACCATTAATATCAAAGGTTATAACATTAGAATTACCAATTTGGTCAATGTTAAAATTAGATGTAGCACCTGTTACAGTTGAAGCGGTAGTACTATTACCGATTGTGTTATTTTGACCATCTTGTAAAACATCTAAAGTTAATGTAGCACCAGATTGTGTTACATAAATGTCATTTGCCATAACCCATGGCGTTGAAATTATCATCAAAAACATAACTAATTTAGTTATACTTCTCATCTTACTCTTTTTCCTTTTCTAAATGTATTTTATTCACGCCTTGCATTTTCCATAATTTTTTGTTGACACCTTCATATATCATTTGCAATACTGCGTGTTCTATTGTTGTTCTTATCGCATAATTAACAGGTTCGTTTGTTGCCATACCTGATTCCAATTCTAATGCTTTTGTACCTAAATCTAAAAATCTAAATACATCGCCACCTTGACTATAACTTGCAATAGTCTTTGTTGCTGAAACAGATAGTAATATCTCACCTGTTTGTACTGCAACTAATCTTAATGAAACTGTTACTTGGTCTGTACGATATTGTTCGTTGACACCAATACCAAAGTATCTTGCACCAACTCCTCCACTATTTACATTACTATCATATCCTACAATACCACCTTCTATAAGAAGTCCTGCAAATACTAATGGTTTTAAAACATTACCTGTATCTGTTTCGCCATCGTATAATTCTCTTGTACTTCTAATCAACTGTCTTTCTTTAACAAGATTGTTTAAACCTTTTCTTTCAACAACCTTAAACCAGCTGCCATCACTTACTGCTTTTAAAGCAGATATAACCCATACATCAGGACCTTGAGTTACGGCTGTTGACAATTGAGAAAAGTTTGAACTAGGTTTTCTTTGTCCTGTTTGATCCGTAAATGAATAAACAGCAATCGTAATCTTTGGTTGATTATCTAAATTAGGTATTTCTCTTAATCTTTCAATTGTAGTTGTTCCCTCAATATAAGGGTCTGCACCATGTGTAACTAATTGTTGATTAGTTGTAGCACAACCTGTTAAAATACACATGACTGCTAAAAGTTTGAATATGCCCATATTTAAGTTAATACTCCTATAAAAAAACCTAAAAATAATCCCATTAAGAAAACTAATACCTGAATTTTTACCATTTTATATCCTAAAATTGAAAGTCACCTAGAGGTACTGACATTGTAGTAACATTACCAGTAGGGTCTGTAATCGTTAATGTAATAATTTCTGTTGATGTATCTTTTATCCAATAGATTGTAGAACCTTCTACTTCAGCAGTACCACTTGTTGGGCAAGTACCTGTGCATGAAGTACCAAACATATTGTCAACTAACTGTTTTGATAAGTTAGCATAAATTCTACTCTCTACATTTTTTATAAACTTAGCAATAGTAGTGTTGTTTTCTGCTCTGACCGCAGCCGCTGCTGCTGATTTTGCGTCATCTTTAACATTTTTTTCTCTATTATATTGTAATTGTTCGATAGATAGAACATGGCTAGAATAACCATTCCCGCTAAATGAAGGATTACTAAACTCATGTACGAGTTCGCTTGCTGTAAGAGTGTTAGGACCCACCAATAACACATAAAAAATTGATACTAACACTACGCTTTGTAGTGTTTTCATACTTATATTTATAATAGGATGTAATCTAAAGCTGTAACTATTGCAATTGTAATTATAAAAATTGTGCCAATTACGACACCACTATTCTTTAAATGGATTAGGTATTCTTTTTGTAGTCTCTGATTCACTATTTTTGGCATTTCTTCGTTCATTCTCTTGTATCTCCAGTACCGTGTTCAACTTTGACCTTAACCTGATAAGGTCATTATCTAACATTCTAATTCTATCTAATAGAGCAATTAATGCTGTATTTGCTTCGCCTAATTTCTTTTTAAGATTTTCTGTCGTAAACTTGTATATGAAATATATGAACCAACCCATAGCGATTGCTGCCAATGTAGCAAAACCATATTGGTTGAGTATATCTATTATTGGCATTTAATCTCTCCTGGCGTCCTTTTTTCCGTCTGCTCTAGAGATTCTATCTTCGTCTGGTCTTAATTTTAAAGCATGAGATATGAGTAAGTCTAATTTTATCATGTCATTATTCATAGTTTTAACTCTGTTATCTAGTGCCATAATAATACCATGAATACTACCTACTTGCCCAACAACAGATTCTAAAATATACTTCAAAATCATATATATGAAAACACCCATAACACCAGAGGCTGCTACAGGTAAACCAAATTCAATTAATATTTCAAAAAACAAATTCATACACCTATTTATACGCTAAAAAAAAGGGGTGCCGAAACACCCCTTAGTTCTAATATAATATAGTTTACTTTTTAGTGTATATTGAGTATAAAACCCAAACAGCAACTAAACCAACTAAACCTTGAGCACTAAACCCAGCGATAATTGATTGTACATTACCTATCACACTTATTTCAGGCCAGAATGGTACATTTTGTCCACTAAATAAAACTTCAAGCACAATGCCTAAAGCAATAAGTGAAACACCTACATCTGCTAAAGCAGATGACCAGCCCTTTATCTTATTAAGTATTTCCATATATAGTCTCCTTTATATGATTTGATATCTCAAACTGTACATGATAATTAGTATTATTTATATTAAAAAGGGGTTAGGACATGATATCCTAACCCCCATATAAAGAAACAGGTGGAGAGATTAATCCTCTTCTGCTAATTTTGAAAAGTAATCAAGTGTTTCATCACCATCATCTTCATCATTAACAGCCGAAGTAGAAGTATCTACTGTAGGAATATCTGCTGTTTCGTTTACAACTGGTTCACTAACTGTTGGTGTTGTAGGTGGGTCCATAACATCTTCAGCAGTACCAGTATTTCTAACGCCACTTAAAACTTTATCAAGTTTGCTTTTCAGCTCATCATAAGACTTAAAGTTTTCAGCCGCCAGAAATGGTTTTAGTGGATACTGTTTGTTCCACAATTCTTCTATAGCCTCATCATTCTCTTTGACAGTAGTTGAACTATCAAATTCTGATTTATCATAATTCCAGTAACCATCAACTTTTCTGATTTTTAGTTTAAAGTTTGCACCTTCCCAGAAATCAAATGGGTTGATAGGTTTCTCATCTTCAAATTCAGGTTTCATCGC